TAAGGTGTAACGACCTTGAACAACCTTACCCCATGCCCACCCAGGCCCGCAGCGTGCCGCTGCACGTCATGGTGAAGCCCACCCACATGCAGGCCCTCGACCGCATCGCGGCGACCACCCCCGGCATTGAGAGCCGCTCCCAGGCCGTCCGCATGCTGATCGAGCAGGCAGACGCGCAGCTGAAAGCGAAGGCCTGACCCTGATGCAGCCACTCGATCACGCCGGGGCGCCCCGCTTCGATGGCGCTGCGGCCTTGTCCTTTTTGCAGGCCCTCGGCGCTGAGCCGTCGGCGGTGCACTACCGCGCCATCCACTGGGACAAGAATCACGAGCCCAAGGGTGAGCGGGCTGTGCACCTGGCACCCACCTTCCAACCACGGGGGGCCCGCCTGGAGCAGCTGCAGCAGGCCGGCTATCGGCTGTACTGGCTGCCCAACGGCGGACCGAACGACGCTGACGTGAAGGCCTGCAGCTTCCTGTTCGTCGAGTGGGATGAGCAGCCGATGGAGTGGCAGGTGGGGGCATGGCAGGCCCTCGGACTGCCCGAGCCGACCGTGCTGCTGGCCACCGGCGGGAAGTCGATCCATGCCTACTGGCGCCTCAGTGAGACCATCGCCCCTGAGCGCTGGCGCCCGCTGATTCAGCGGCTGATTGCCTACTGCAAATCGGACTCCACCTGCAAAAACCCCTCGCGACTGATGCGCCTCGCGGGCAGCAGCTACATCCACAAGAGCGATGACCTGGGCCCCGATGACCAGAGCATCGGCGGCAGCCTGGGCGCCCACCCCGCCCGCATGATCCGCCACAGCCCAGCGGCGATCTACTCGGCGAACGTGTTCGAGGAGCGGCTGCCGGAGCTGCCGAAACCTGAGCCGCCAGCACCGGCGCCAGCCCCAGCGGCACCAACCCGGAGCGCCGCGGCCGATCAGCCGCGCACCTATGAGGAGCTTGAGCGGCTGGTCTGCAGCTACCCGCAGATCCTGGCCAAGAACGGTCAGCGCGAGGAGGCGCTGCGGCTGGTGTGTGGTTTGGCGCGTTGCATGGAGTTGATCGGCAAGGGAAAGCTCGACGCGATCGCCCTGGCCAGCCGCTACCACCCCCAGGCGGCCGACACCTTCGAACAGGTGGACCGCTGGAAGTTCGATCAGTTCGACGCCGGCAGCTTCATCAAGCAATGCAAGGGTGCCGGGGTAAACGTCAAGCGCCACGACATCCCCAAGCCGCCGCCACCAACCCCACCCCTTAACGGCGAGCAGTTCATCCCGCCTGATGCGCCGGTGGAGCTGCCGCCGTGGCAGTTGGAGCCGGATGAGGAGGGCGACGACATCGAGCGCCAAGAGCTCGCGGTCGAGATCCGCAACTACCGCGACGTGGCCGCGGCCGCTGAGCTGGCATCGATTGATCTGGCATTCCCGCCTGGCCTGGCCAGCTTCATCAACACTTACGCCAAGGAGCAGACCCTCAAGCCCTGCGGCTTCCTGCTGCCGATCCTCTGCAGCGTGTGCTCTGTCATCGGCAACCGGGTCAGGGTGTCAATGACGCCCACCCACGCATGGAAGGAGGCCTGTGTGCTATGGGGTGCCAACATCGCTACCGCCAGCTCCGGCAAGTCGCCAACCTCCGGCCCGACCACCATGCAGGCGTTCAGGCCGTGGCAGGCGCAAGAACGCAAGCGGCACGCTGATGCCCTTTCGGACTGGAAGCATCGCCGGGCCCAGGCGGAGCGCGAGGCGAAGGCCGCGGCCTCTGAGTCAGGTGGCGCCGGTGGTGATCCCATGACCCAGTTCCTGGCAGAGAACCCTCAGCCCGAGCTGCGGCACCTGCTGGTCAGCGATGCCACCTTTGAACGGATTGAGATGATCCTCAGCAACGGATCCAACCCGGGGCTGCTGGCCGTGCACGATGAGCTCGCTGGGTGGTTCAGCCAGTTGTGCCGCGCACCGAACCGCAGCGATCGGGCGAAGTGGCTCAGCCTCTACCCCGGGGAGCAGATCATCACCGACCGGGTGGGGCGCGATTCGATCTTCGTGCCTAACCCTGCCGTCTCCCTGTTCGGCAGCTTGCAGCCGGCACGCCTCGAAGGCCTGTGGAAAGCGGACGCTGAGGCCAACGAAGGCATGGCGGACGCCGATGGCCTGTGGAGCCGCTTCCTGATGTTCGACCTAGGCGAGTGGGCCTACGACTATCAGGACTCGACCGTGCTGATTGCCCCCGCGATCACCAACCTCTACAAGCAGGTGGACGCGGCCGCATCGAAGCTGCCCATCGGTGAAGACGGCGAGCCGGTCATCATCACCGTGGCCGAGGATGCCAAGGCCACCATGATTCAGTGGGTCAGACAGGCGGAGTCGTTTAAGTTCGCCGCCAGCGATCCATCCGACCGTCAGTATTGGGGCAAGCAGCGCGGCGCAACCCTCCGCATCGCCCTAGCCATCCACGCGATCAGGCAGGCCTCTGCAGGGCTGAGCCTGAACACCCCCATCCCTGAAGACGTGATCCGCGCCGCGATCATCTTCACGGCCCTCTTCGCCCGTGAGCGGGACAAGGTGCTCGGCCCGGTGCGAACAGGCGCAGGCGGGGCAATCAAGCGGCTGCTCGACAAGGGCCGCGAGTGGCGCCGCAATCACGGCAGCCGGCCCGTGCCTCAAGCGCAAATCAGAGCATGGTGCCTGCCGGCGCGTCGCACCCCTGCCGCTGAGGTGCGCACCTGGCTGCTGTCCGTCGTGGCCGAGACCCCGGATTGCGGGCAGGTGATCCGCAAGGGCAAGGCCGTGGAGTGGGTGCCGCCTGGCGACTGAGCCGCACTGCTGCACCGTGGCCGCAAATCCCGGCCACCCTCATTTCGACTAAGGGTGTGAGCCGAGCTCACGCCCTTTTGGGACACGTCCCAAAGCTGCTGTTCTGCTGTTCCATGTAGCGGCAGGCCTGTCCCTGACTGCAGTTTCAGGCACTGGGGAGGGTGCCCACATGGGCCAGGCTGCAGCGTTTTGGGACTTTTGGGACAGTTTGGGACAGAAGTGTCCCAGAGCAAATCGACTGCGGCGCAACGGATCTGGGCAGGTTTTGGGACTTTGGGACAGCCCCTAAGAAAATACCTTTTCTATTATTTATTTAAGTATTAATACCTAGCCCCATGGGTATGGATGGAAATGTCCCTAGAGGCGTCCCAAAGTCCCAAAACACGGGCAACCTGCCAGTGCTGATGCGGTTTCTGCTTTGGGACAGCGCTGTCCCAAATGTCCCAAATGTCCCAAAACCACTTCAACCCTCCGAAATCCGGTTGTTTGGTGCTGATGGGTGCATCTGCCGGTAGGATGCCCCTACCCGCCGCCATGCCGTGAACGTCCTGCAGCAGCTGCGCGCCGCCGTGGCCCAGGAAGGCGCCTCGACCACTCCGCCGGTGCCCACACCCGCCCCATCGCCTGCAGCCCCCGCAGCGGCGCCCCTGCGGCCCTGCCCGTTCACGTTCGGCGACTGGCTGCCCCGCGCCGACTTGCAGGCCCACCCCGGCGAGGCTCAGCGTGCAGTGCTGCTGGGTGGCGCCGTGGTGGCCTGGTGGCGCCGCGAGTGGGTGCCGCCGCTGCCTATCCCCAGCTACAGCCCGCCCCTCACGCTGGAGCCGTACCAGCGCAACGCGATCTACCTGCCCGACGGCAGCGAGGTGGAGAGCAGCTGCTGCCCTCAGACTGCTCTGCAGCGACTCGCCGCACGTCTCGGCGCTTGATCCATGGCCAACCCCCAGAAACGCAAGGGCTCGGCCTTTGAGCGACTGATCGCTGACTACCTGGCGGAGCGCATGCCCTGCGAGCGCATCCCTGCCGGCGCCACCCTTGACCGCGGCGACCTGTGGACACCGAGCTGCGCAATTCAGGCGAAATGCTGCCGCACCCTGTCCCTCGGCGCTTGGCTGCGCGATGCGATGGAGCAGCAGGTCAACGCCGGGAAGCGCCTCCATGCCCTGGTGGTGAAGCGCAAGGGCAGCGCGGCCGCGGCCGATCAGTTCGTGGTGATGACCCTGGAGCAGTTCCGCGAGCTGCTGGACAAAGTGTGACGATCAGTTAACTGGCTGCCTGCTTGGGTGCATTTGCGCTCACTTGCGCTCGGAGTGGTGTAGGATATTCACATCGGAGGGACGCCCTCCACCACTCGCCAGCCAGCCATGACCGCCACCTACTTCGCCGGACTCAGCACCCCTGAAGAGATCAAGCGCGCCTACCGCGATCTCGCCCGCCAGCACCACCCCGACCTCGGCGGCGACCTAGAGACCATGAAGGCCATCAACGCCGCCTACCACGCTGCCCTGAGTGGCCAGAACGGCAAGACCAGCGACGGCCGCACCTACAAGTACAACGCCAAGTCGGAGCAGGAGATCATGGATGTGATCGCTGAACTGCTCAAGCTCCCCAACCTGGAGATCAGCCTGATCGGCTACTGGATCTGGGTGCAGGGTGACACCAAGCCCGTCAAGGATCAGCTCAAGGCTCAGCAGTGCCGCTGGCACTCCGGCCGCAGCTGCTGGTACTGGAAGCCCGCATGGTGCGGCAAGAGCCGCAGCAACCCCGGCGGGCTGGAGACGCTGGCCGCCAAGTACGGCTATCAGGGTTTCACCAGCGAGGCTCAGCAGCCTGCCCAGCGCCGCCAGCTAGCCGCCGCCTAACAGCCATCCTGTAGGCTGCCCTCGGTGCATGGCGCATCGAGTGGACCGCGACCCTCGCCCTGGCAGGCGGGGGTTTTTATGCGCGCTGGCAGACTGTGCGCAGATGCCCTGCCACTGTGAAACGCGCTGCCACCCCTTGGCACCTGCTGGACCGCTCGACACCGTGGCTCACCTGGTGGCAGGAACTGATCCTCAACTGGGTGTCGTCATGGGAGACGGTGGGCTGCCTAACCGTTGTCAGCGCTGCTGACCCTGAAGAGTTCGCCGCATGGGATCTGCCGACTGATCTGGAGCTGCAGCGGATGGAGCTAGAGGAGCTGCTGTCTGCTCCTGAATCTCAATAGGGGGTGGCCAGACTGGGGGTGGGTATCCGGTTCTGAGCGTGGCTGATCTACGCCTGGACATTCAGTCCGATCTCCCCAAGGCGCTGCTCTGGCTGGGCACGATGCGGGGGCAAATGCCGTTCGCCATCAGCCAGGCCCTGAACCGCACTGGGTTCGATGTGCGCAAGGCGCTGGCAGAGGGAACCCGGCAGTATTTCGACGGCCCCACCCGGTTCACTGAGACCGCCTTCCTGGTGCAGCGGGGAACCAAACAGGACCCCACGGTCCTGGTGGGGGCTCAGGCCAACAGGCCCTACTTCGGCCCGCAGGTACGGGGCGGGCAGCGCTACCCCAAAGGGTTTGAGGGCTATTTCCGGGGGCTGAGCAGGGGCAGGATTCAGGGGAAGCTGGTCCCTACGGGGTTGGCCTTGGACGGGAGAGGGAATCCCAGGAAGGCGCTGTTCGGGCAGATCGCACGCGGCCTCAGCACGACCAACCGCGGAGGATTCTTCATCGGCAAACCCAAGGGCGGCGGGCGCCCGGCTGGTGTCTACCGCCGTTCACGCGAGCAGCTGTTCCCGTACTTCATTGAGGTGAGCCGCGAGCCCCGCTACCGCCCGCGGTTCCCGATGGAGCGCATCGGCCAGACCACCGTGAGCCGCGTGGCTGGCCCGTACCTGCGCAGCTCACTCGAACGAGCGCTCGCGACTGCTCGTTGATTGCTTATTGAGAATCAACAAGCCCAACGGTGGGGCGGCCGGGGAGCGGCTGAGTTATTGCGAACAGTGAGAACGACTGCGGCGCAAGGTGTCTTGGGTCCTCCCTGGGGTGTCTTAGCATGGGTCGTCCCGTCGCGCACGGTTTTCCTAGCGGGACTATTGAGAATTGGTTACACTCGGCGCCCTGCCCGTTACAGGGTCCGCCGAATTTTGAGAGCAAACCGCCGAGAATCCGCTTGAAAGCGTGGTTTTTTACCCTGTAACCTGGTTACAGCAGCCACCCCACCCTATGCCCCGAAAGGCCCCGCCGCCGGTGATGCCGGACAAGTTGGAGCGCTGGCCGATCGAGCGGCTGGTGCCCTATGAAAAAAATGCGCGGACCCACAGCCCGGAGCAGGTGGCCCAAATCGCCGCATCGATTCAGGAGTTCGGCTTCACCAACCCGATCCTGGTGGCCAGCGATGACGGCATCCTGGCGGGCCATGGCCGGCTCGCCGCGGCCAAGGATCTGGGCCTGAAGGAGGTGCCGGTGGTGGTGCTTGACCACCTGACGCCGACGCAACGCCGGGCCTATGTCCTGGCGGATAACAAGCTGGCGCTGAATGCGGGGTGGGATGAGGAGATGCTGCAGCAGGAGATTGCGGCGCTTAGCCTGGTGGACTTTGACTTGTCCTTGATGGGTTGGTCGGATGATGAGCTGGCGGGGCTGCTGGACCCAGAAGGGATTGACGATGATCAAAGTGGCAACAGCGATGAAAATCCGTACACCGACAAGGTGGACGTGCCGCCATGCGAGATCACCGGCCCCAAGCCTGAGCTGGAAGACGTTTACGACCTGAGCAAGGTTCAAGAGCTACTGCAACAGATCGACCAGTCAAGCCTTCCAGACAAGGAAAAGCATTTTCTTAGAGCAGCTGCTTATCGTCATGCAGTATTCAACTATCAGTATTGCGCCGAGTATTACGCTCACTCTAGCGCCGATGTTCAGGAACTGATGGAAAATAGCGCGCTTGTTATTGTTGATTTTGATGATGCAATTAAAAACGGATGGACAAGGCTAGACAAAAAACTATCCTCTATTTATGCAAACGAAAAAGAAGGTGACTGCGATGAGGAATGACTTTGCTGCTTTTATTCTTACGCACGGAAGACCACACAATGTTCTTACCTATCAATCGCTTAAGTTTAGTGGCTATACTGGTCGTATAATTGTAGTTGCCGATAATGAAGACAGACAGCTGGATAATTATAGAAAAAACTTTAAGAATGAATTGTATGTCTTTGATAAAAAAGAAATTGCCAGAACAGTTGATGCTTGCGACAATTACGACAAGCGAAATTCTGTAGTCTATGCAAGAAACTGTACTTTTAAGATAGCAAAAGAACTAGGAATAAGATACATCTGGCAATTAGATGATGATTACCCATCTTTTCATTGGTCGGCAGATAACAATAAAAACTATCTTACTACAACTACAGAATCAAAAATAAAAAACTTAGATGCAGTTTTAGACGCTTGCTTGGAGTTTATGTTAGCTGCAGGTGCTAAGTCAGTTGCATTTGCTCAGGGTGGAGATTTTATCGGTGGCGGGGATGGAAGATTCTTTCAGAAATGGAAATCTGGTCAGCTTTCCAGAAAAGCAATGAATAGCTTTATTCTTGATGTTGACAACCCTTGCGTGTTTCGAGGCAGGGTAAACGATGACGTCAATCTTTATGTTGAAGGCGGCAGGCGTGGTGAGTTGTTTGTAACATTTCAGCGACTTCGGGTTCAGCAGCCTCAGACACAAAAAAACGAAGGCGGCTGTACTGAGATTTACTTAGAGATGGGCACATACATAAAATCATTTTACTCAGTCATGGTGGCACCTTCATGCGTAAAAATTGCAAGCATGGGCGAGGTTAACAGGCGCATTCATCACATGGTTTCTTGGAAACATTGTTGCCCAGTGATTATCGACGAAAAATACAGGAAGCCACGATGAAGCACGTTGACTATCTGATTGTCGGTTCAGGCCTTACAGGCGCTACGATCGCCAGGATGATGCATGATGCTGGTCGTGAGGTGTTGGTGATAGATCGCCGCCAGCATCTTGGAGGCAATGTGCATGATCAGGAAATTGACGGACTGCGCATTCACACTTACGGGCCGCACTATTTCCGCACATCATCATCATTCATCTGGGAATGGGTCAACAGGTTTGCCGACTTTCAGCCTTTCGAGGCAAGAGTGCTGAGCGATATTGGCAGCGGCAAGCTAGTGCAGTGGCCGCCAACGCTTCAGCAAGTGCAAGCGCTTTGCCCTGACTGGGAGCCCCAGCAGCGCTGCATCAATCCTCAAAGCCTAGAAGAAGCGGCGCTGTCAATGATGCCGCGACAAGCCTACGAATTATTCATCAAGCCATACAACGAGAAGCAATGGGGCAAGCCTCCCGCAGAGCTTTCACCTGCCCTATGCAAGCGGTTCTCACTCAGGACTGAAGGTGAAACAAGGCTGACGCCAGGCGCTCGTTTTCAAGGCATCCCGAAAGATGGCTATTCGGCGTGGATGGCTGCGATGCTAGATGGAATTGATGTGTATCTAGGCATCGACTACCAAGAAGTTCGACATTCAATCAAAGCCCAAAAGACCATCTATACCGGCCCGATTGATGAGTTCTTTGGCTTTGACATGGGCCGACTTCAATACCGCGGCCAGCGCAGAGCACACAGAATCGTAGACGCTTCTACTCATGGCCTGCCCTGCATTCAAGTCAACAACCCGACTCACGCTGGCGGCGCTTACATACGCTCGATTGACTGGCGGCACTTGCTAGATGATCAGCAAAGAAACGAGATCAGCAGAACGATTATCACAACAGAAACGCCCTATTCACCATCTCACCCAGACTGCTTTGAGTATCCATTTCCAGACGCAGCAAATCAGCAGCTGGCCGCGGCCTATCAGCAGCGAGCTAAAGAAATCGGCCCATCAGTTTTGATTGCCGGCCGGCTTGGGTCATTTCGCTACATGGACATGGATCAAGCGATCGCTAAAGCGCTTTCGATGCGGGGTAAAGTGATGAGCCACTCAACAGCCCAATGGACTGGACGGCCATCCTCCGCAACGCAGGAATCCCTGAGCCAATCGGTCGAGACGAAGCAATCGCAGCCGCTAGAGCAGACACAGCAGCTCGCTACGCACGAACCGGAGGGCCAATCCGTGCCAGAGGTCACAACACCAGCAAGCCAGCCACCGTCTCACGCAAACAGCTGCAAGAGCGTGAGCGAGCAGCTCGCGGCTGAAATCACCGTTGCTGTTCTCATTGTCATCGGCAGCGGCAGGCCTGATGCTCAGTGTCGCTACAGCATCAAAACCAAAGTCGCTGAAATCGTCGGTCGCTACGGCGTCAGCGAGGTGGCCACCAAATGAACCTAGAGGCCTACGCCAAGCACCGCAAGGCGCGGGGCCTCCGTGGCACCAGCCATGTGGCGGTGCTCAAGGCGATCGAGTCCGGCCGCCTTACCGAGCCTGCCGTGCGCAAGGTGGGCGGCCGCTGGCAGATCGACGCGCCCCTAGCCGATGCGCAGTGGGCCGGCAACACCAGCAACATGCCCGACAACGGCGCCGAGCTGCCGGAGCCGCCGAACACCCGCCAGCCACACCCGGCCGACAGCGGCCCATCGCTGGCCCAGGCCAAGCGCGCAAAGGCCGTCTACGAAGCGGAGCTCACCCGGCTGGAGCTGCAAAAGGAAAAGAAAGAACTGATCAGTGCTGACGAAGTACGCCAGGAGGCCGCCCGCCTGGGCCGCCAGGTCCGTGATCTGCTGCTGATCATCCCTGGCCGCAACGCCGCGAAGGTGGCCGCGATGCAAGACCAAGACGAAGTCCGCGCCCTGCTACAAGGCGAGATTGAGTCAGCGCTTAGGGGGCTAGCGAATGAAGCAGCCTGACGCCGCCACGATCTACCGCGAGGCGTTCATTCAGGCACTGCAGCCACCGCTGGATCTGACCGTCAGCGAGTGGGCGGATCAGAACCGGATCCTGACCCGCCGCAGCAGCTCCGAGCCCGGCCAGTGGCGCACCGACCGGGTGCCCTACCTGCGCGAGCCGATGGACCTGCTGAGCCCGCGGGAGAAGCGCATCAAGCGGGTGGTGCTGCTGTTCGGATCACAGACCGGCAAGACTGAGGTGGGCCTCAACTGGCTGGGCCGCACCATCGCCCTAGACCCGTCGCCGTTCCTGGCGATGTTTCCGACCGAGAGCTTTGCCAAGCGCCAGATCCGCCAGCGCCTCACGCCGCTGTTCACCGACTCCCCGGCGGTGGCGGCCAAGTCGATCAGCACGAAGTCCAGGGACGCGGCGAACGCGATGTTCCTAAAGGAGTTTCAGGGCGACATGCTGGTGTCGATCATCGGCGGCAACAGCGGCAGCGCGGCGCAGGGCATGCCGGCGCAGAACGTCTGGGCCGATGAGGTGTCATCCCTGCCGCTGGAGATGGATGACAAGGGCGACCCGCTGGAGAACGCCGAGGCCCGCCAGACCAACTTCCCCGACCGCAAAGCCCTAGTCACCTCCACCCCCGGCAGCCGCGGCGCCTGCCGCATCACCTCCGAGTTTGAGGTGAGATCCGACCGCCGCCGCTACGCGGCCCTGATGCCCTGCTGCGGCGCCCACGCCATCATCGAATGGCAGCACATGGTTTGGGACACCAAGGACGGTGAGGTGTTCTGCGAGTGCCCTGCCTGTGGTGAGCGCGTTGCGCAGTACCACAAGAGCACCATGCTTGCCGGTGGGATCTGGCAGGCGACGGCCAAGGGTGACGGCGAGACGGCCGGATTTCACCTCCCCGGCTGGTACGCCCCCTATGGCTGGCTGAGCTGGGAGAAAATCCGCGATGAGTTCCTGCGGGCCAAGTCTGACCCCCTCCTGCTCAAGGGCTGGGTGAACAAGCGGGCCGCTGAGGCCTGGGAGGATGAGAGCCTGGCCAAGGTCACCGCCGATGGCCTGATGGCCCGGGTCGGCGGCTACGACCACGGCACCTGCCCGGCTGGCGTGCTGGCGGTGGTGATGGCCGTGGACGTGCAGGACTCCTGGCTGGAGGTGTCCGTTTGGGGCTACGGCAAGGGCGAGGAGGCCTGGCGGATCTGGCACCAGAAGATCGATGGCGACCCGGGACAGGATGAGGTGTGGGAACAGGTGACCACCATCCGCGAGATCGCCTGGCCCCGGGAAGGTGGCGGCACGATCAAGGCCGTGCATTGCGCGGTGGACACCGGTGGTCACTTCACCGGTGAGGCCTACGAATACTGCCGGCAGTACAGCCGTGAGGGTGTGGTTGCGATCAAGGGTTCAAGCCAGCGCGGCTCACCGGTGCTGGGCAAGCCCTCGAAACAGGACGTGACGTTCCGCGGGCGCACGATCAAAAACGGCGTGACGCTCTACCTGGTGGGCACGCACGGACTGAAGCGCACGATCTACAGCCGCCTGAAGATCGACGAACCGGGCCCGGGGTTCGTTCACTTCGACAACGCCACCACGGAGGAGTATCTGCAGGGCCTCACGTGTGAACGGCTGCAGCCGCGCTACGTGAAAGGGTTCCAGGTGCTGGAGTGGATCAAACCCAGCGGCGCCCGCAACGAGCCCCTCGACCTCAAGGTCTACTGCCTGGCGATGCTCGAGCTGCTGAAGCGGAAGTACAACCGCGCCACGATGTGGGAGCAGCTGGAGGCGCAACTGAGCGGGCCGGTGGCACCCACCCAGGTCGAGCGCCGCAAAGGCTCCTGGCTCAGCCGCTGATCCGTAGCCTGACCTAGGAGGTGTCGCCGATGGCATTCACGCAGCAGCAGTACGAGGATCTGGTGGCTGCGATTGCCGAGGGCGTTACCAGCGTCAGCAGCAACGGCCGGCAGGTGAGCTACCGGAACCTGACCGACATGATGAAACTCAAGGCGACCATGGAAGAGGAGCTCGGCCTCACCGGCGCCGGCCGCCGCCGGCATTACGCCAGCTTCCGGAGAGACTGAGCATGGCGCGCAAGCCGACCCGCGATCAGCTGGAGCTGGCGCTGAAGGATGCACAGAAGCAGCTGGCCATCACCCACCTGCGGGCGTTTGAGTCGGCGAAGGAATCCCGCAGAACCGAGAACTGGTACACGCGCAATGGCGGGCCCAACGCCGACATCCGCACCGCCTGGCGGCTGCTGACGCGGCGGCATCAGGACCTGGTGGACTCCAACCCCTGGGCCAACCGGGCGGTGCGGGTGATCACCAACAACTGGGTAGGGGATGGCATCATCGGCAGCCCGCAGGGCGGCAGCCGCCGGTATGAGCAGGCCTGGAACGACTGGGCCGACTCGATTGAGTGCGACCACGCCGGGAAGCTGAACTGGTACGGCCTGCAGTCGCTGATCGCCCGCACCACCGCCGTGCGCGGCAGCTGCCTGATCCGCCGGCGGATGGATGAGCGGATGATGGATCAGGGCCTGGTGGGCCTGCGGCTGCAGGTGCTGGAGCCCGACATGCTGGACTTCAGCCGGGACGACGGCAGCCGGATCAAGTTCGGCCAGCAGTACGACCGCGACGGCCGGCTGGAGGGGTACTGGATCCGCCAGACCCACCCGGGCGAGACGGAATGGAACGGCGTGAAGATCCAGAGCGACTTCGTGCCAGCCAGCGAGATCATCCACACGTATGAGGTGAACCGCGCTGGCCAGGCGATCGGCGTGCCGTTCGGCTCAGCGGTGCTGCTCCACCTGCGGGATATTGACGACATCACCCAGGCGATGCTGCTGAAAACGAAGATCGCGGCCTGTTTCACGGCGTTTGTCTATTCCAACGAGCCCAGCGACCCGGCCACCACCACGGCGCTTACCGAGACACTGGAGCCGGGCGCGATCGAGATCCTGCCCGATGGCAAGCAGATCACCTTCGCCAATCCGCCCCAGTCGCCGGACTACGTGAGCCACCAGAAACACCACCTCCACGCGGTGGCGGCGGGCTACGGCATCACCTTCGAAGCCCTGACCGGCATCCTGTCGGACGTGAATTTCAGCAGCGCCCGCATGGGGTGGCTGGAGTTCCACC